AATCTTGAGTTGTAACTGTTGTTTTAACAGTATCAATAGTTCCTTTTTCAGTAGTGAACATTTGTCTTGCTTTATCTTTCTTTGCAGAAATTAACATAGTTGACATTTCACTTGCTAAAGCATCATCAAATGCACCGTCTTTTTTACCTGAAGCAATAGTTTTTAAATCAATAGATGCGTTTGCTTGTAAGTTTTTCATATAAACAATTTGTCTTACCTTGCCAGCAGTAGATGGGTTTTTATAATCAGCAGTATCACTAATTGAACCAGCACCGCCTTGTACACCTTTTTGTAATCCATATACAGCGTATTTACCACTAATAGAAGTATATCCGTTACCTTCTAAAGCGTTCATAAAATAATGTTTATCTGGGTCTTTAATATTCATTCTAAATCCTGGAAGATAGAATTCATACATTGCATTTTGAATAGATGTTGCATTAAATCTTGCGCCTGTATTTGTTACAGCCATAATTATCTCTCCATTCTAATTTTTTATTTTACCTAATTCCTTCACCAGAACGAATTTGTCTTGAACGAATTGACATTTCTTTTGCTCTTTTGAATTTAGTATCACCTTTTAATTGTTTTTCAATACTAATTTCTCCAGGAACATTTGACTGTCCTTTTCCATTTGGTGTAGGTGGTAATTGTTCTTGGTCTTTATAAGAATTTATATTTTTTTTAGGGTCAGTATCATTTCCTTTTTCTTTGGAAGTCATCATACTATTTGTGAAAACCTTATTAAATAACAAATCTAAATTCCCACTTTTTAATATTTGTTCTTTCGTACTTAAATCGAATTTTTTTAAACCACTTGCTTCTTTATTAAACAAATCTTTAACATTATCAAAATTTTCACCAAAACTAGACTTATATCTTTCACTTTCAGATTTAATTAAATCATCAATATCATCATTTAAGCCTCTATCATAAATTTTGTTAATTCGTTCTTGTTGAATATCAATTTTAGGTTCAGTTGTTGTTGCTTTTGTAGTATCAACTTTAGTAGTTGGAGCAACTTTTTTTAATTTTGATAATTCTTGAGCCTTTTGTGTTAGACCTTTTTGAAGATTTTGAGTTTTAGAAATAATTTTTTCTAAAAATTTAGGGTCGTTTTTATCAAAAGCCTCATCACCAATTTTAATTATTTCAGATTGACCTGCACTTTTATCTAGTGTTTCAACCTCTGTGTCATTAGTGTTCGCATTTCCTGCGCCTGCACCTGCTCCATTATCTGGTGAATAATGAATACACATTTCAAATAAATCATTAAACATTTTTTTCTCCTTTCGGAACTCTATCATTAGCCTACAACTATCGTTGCTCTAACTTTAGTCTATTCCTTTTTATAATTTAATTATATATCTAACGTATATCATTTGTCAATTTTTTTCTTATCTTGCTTGTTGTTGTTGTTGTTGTTGCATTGACATATTTAATGCACGTATCTTTAATATTTGTTGATGTTGTTCTAAATGTTCGTGTAATAATTTTTCAACTTTTATTGCTTGTTCGTGTGGTATTGATAACATAAGTTCTTCAAATTGTTCACTCTTTAAATATTTAGAATGTTCTCTAATATGTACTGAATGATTATCAACTATTTTATCAACACCAATAAGTTTAAGTTTACTGCCTCTTGAGTTTTCTCTTTTAGCCTTTTCAATATCTTCTCTATTTGGTATAGCAATTTTAGCATTAAATTCTCCCATACCGAATGAGTCTAATATCATTAAAACATTATCATAACCATATCTATTTTGTTGGTCCATAAGCCCCATACCCATCAAATCACTTAGCATTTGAGTTTGTTGTGCTGGAGACTTAATTAAAGCATTAACATTTTTAATTCTTATATTATCATTTATTAAGTTCTTATCCCACTCTAAATTATCATCATATTGTTCTTGGTATTTAACAAATCTAGTTCCAACTGTAAATTGTTGTAATAATCTTATAGTCATTTTAGCCCATAATTTTACAGCATTAGATATATTAATAATAGTAGTACCAAGTCTTAAATCTTCTTGTTCAAATAACATAGACATTTGAGTAGCACTTCTTAAATTGCTATTCATATTAGTTTGGTCATATGGAGTAAACCCAGATATTTGCGGAAACATTCTATCAAGATTATCAATTTCTTCACTAAATGGAGATAATACTACTTTTTCTTGAAATCTTTCAGGTTTAGGTCTACCTAATTTATAAGTAATAATAGCACCAGGTTTATTTGTCAATTTAGTATTTTTACTTATACTATTTTCAGCAACCATCCATTGACCAATACTAATTCTACTTAATGCCTCAACTTTTCTATTTCTTACAGCATTGTATCTTCTTTGTAATGCTCTTAAATCAGCGATAGGTGTTGACCCATAAAAATTACCTAGTTCTTCATTTGCAACTATTCTAATAAATGGTAAATCTCTTTTTCCATTTCTACCATTTTTATATGGTAATTCTCCTGAATAAATTACTTTTTTACCAGCAATCATAATAAATCTACCATTAGGATATTCCATACTTTCTCTTTCATAATATTCAATTAAAAGATTATGCTCTTTTAATGTTTGTTGTCTATACCCATTATTACTATAAATATATCCAATACCTGTGGATAAAGAACCCTCTTGTAATGTTATTGAATTTATATTTTCTTCAGGCAAATCTTTATCAGTTAAATTATAAAGCATTTTTAAAATATCTTTATGATAAACTCTTGTATATAAACAATATTGCACTTCGTTCATATTTCTTCTTGAAACACTATCAACTTGAAATTCAAAAGGACTAATTATTTCAGATGAAACATCACCCTCATAAATATCTTTTTTCGCTCTTAGACCTCTTAATAAAATTGCTCTATAATTGTCATCAATATAAGCACTACTTTCAACTTGATTTAATATTTGTTCAACATTAGGAAAAACTTTTTCGCCTAATTTATTATCCCAATAAACTTTCCAAAATGTAGCACCAAAGTATGCTAAATTTTCACCTATAATATTAATCTTTTCTTCTACAAGTTGTTTTTCCCATTGGTCATCAAGAACCGCACTTGTTATACTTGCAATTCTTTTGTCCTTTTCTTTAGTAGTAATTGGAGTAGCAATAGGATATGGTTTTTTTTGAGTAATTCTAGCCTTATATGTATTTTTCATATTACGCATTTTATTATAGACTTCTCTTTCTTCATATCCGCCAATTCTATGCCAATCTTTTATTTGATAATTTTGAGGGTCAATATATTTATACTGGTCTCCAGCAACATAAGACATAGTTAAAAGCCAACTATTATGTTGAGGTCTCATTTGATTTAAACCATTTTCATAAATTGTTTTTATCTTACCAACAATCTCATCATTCCCACTAAGTGATTTGTCTAACTTTTTACCGAATTTAAAGTCAGCCATAATACCGCCACCTATCTATTTTCTTTTTGTTTTCTTTGGTAATTATCAATATCCTTATTTACTTTATCAAATACAGTTTCTTCTTCTAATTCATCATCACTATAAATAATTTTTTCTTTTAAATCAGATTTTGGATTATACATATTATTTTTAGTTTCACTATCATGAAATAATTTTAATTCTTTTTCTTGCAATTCTCTAGTTTTTCTAATGTCAGCCTCTTCTAATAATGATTTGATTAAAGATTTTCTTTCTAAATCCCAATTTTTTTCTTTAAACCAAATCCTAGTTTCAGTAACAATTACATAAACAATAAACATTGAAAACAATATAATAAATTCAATTCCCATTATAAGTCAACAACCTTACCAACTAACTCTCTTAATGATTTAAAATCTTTTAATTCAATTTTATTATAATCTAATTTAAGATTATCTGCAAGTTTTGTTAGGCTATTCCAATATCTTGTAATCATATTTTTAGATGATAAATTATTAATATCATATTTTAATAATTTTTCTTCTTTTTCATTAATTACATATTCTTTAATATCTTCAACTAAATCTTCAACTGCATCTTCAACTTTATCTACTATTCTACTTTTAACTTTTTTAACTGGTTTAGTTTTTAAAATTTCTTTACCTAACACTTTCAAAATATTTTTTTTGATATTCTCATCAGCGTTTTCTATTGCATTATAAAATGTTTCTTCATTAATAAATATTGATGAACCTAACTTTTTATCTCCAACATATTTAATACAAAGTGTTGCTAATGCTTTTTTATGTGATGTTAAATCACAAATTTGATTTTGTCTTTTTCTAACAAATGGACTATTACTGTTTTTAATTTCTACTATTTCAAATGTTTTATTCACTTTCATCATTCTCCTCATCTGGAACTATTTGTTCCTCTATTTCTTCTATTAATGTTTTGCTTATTGGTGTACCATCAATAAGTGTTGCTCCTATAAATTTTGTTTCTTCTCCATCTTTTACTAATAATGTTATTTCTTTGTAATCTCCATTTTGAGCATTTGTATAAATCTTTTTACTAACTTGAACATCTCCATAATCAGTTTCTAATACATATGTTGTATAACTAATTATAACAGCATTTTTTTCTACCATCTTATAATCCCAAGTATATATATCTATTTCTTTTGGTTTTACTTCACAAGAACTTAAAAATGGTATTGTTATAAATAACAGTAATACTAATAATGCTTTTTTAATCATATCTATTTCTCCTTTCTAATAATAGCAATCACTATTATTATCAAAATCTTTTTTTAAAGCAACTTGTTCTTTTGTGTATGCTGGTGTTCCTTTTTTAGGTTTCTCTTTAGCAACATAAGTCTTTTCACTTGTAAATGTAGTATCACAATAATATCTAAAACTATCTACTGCGTGGTCCTCTTGGCCATCTCTAATTTCTTCTAAATCTTCAACTTTACTTTCAATAGTTTTTAATTGCTCTATTAAATGTGGAGCATCTTCAGTTATTACTATTCTACTATGTTTATTACCATCATCATCAATATCTAAATGTAACATTCTATGAACTGCTCTCCAACCTCTTTTTCTACTTCCTTTACTTGCATCAGCCTTAATTAAAGAATAAGGTAATAATGTTTGTAATACTTCAGCAGGTGTATCTCCAACAACAGCACCTTCTTCATTTCTAATTGCTGTTGGTAATCTTCTAAACAAGTCGTGTGGTATTATCATATGGTCTATTTCTTGCTCAAAATCTTCATTTGTTAAATCTAATATGATTTGTGCAACATCTTCAATATGTCTATTGTTTTGATAATATTCTCTATAAACATATTTTAAACCATTTTCATCAACAGCATACCAATATAGCGCTGTATAATCGTTTATACCCCAGTCCATTGATATTGATTTCTTCCAATGTGGTTGGATTATTACTGAACCTTTTTTGTAAATGTGGTACTCTGCATCAATATCGAAGTGCGAACTTATTGACACATACCAGTTTCCTTCAAGGAACACTTTTTGTAGCGTTTCCGATAGTTCTAACATATTTGCTTCATAGCCACTATCGTATAAATATTTATTATCTCTTAAACTTGCTGGTATAAATGCGTGTGTAATTTTATATGTTTTTCCTTTTTCTAATTTTGAATGTAAAATCTTAGTAGCAAAATACTTTCCAAATTCAGTTGCCTCAACATATTCTCTTCTAATATAATTTAATCCTGGACCTATTGGGTTTCCTGTAAATATTACTTTTCCAAATCCACCTAATTCAGGAATATTAGAACGTGTTCTATTTATTAAGTATTTTATTTCATTAGGAAAATGTCCTACTATTTCATCAACCATTAGAATATCTTGCTCTAAACCTTGCTTTGACATAGCATCTTTTAAGTTAGCACAATAATCAAATATTAACCTTGACCCATTATGCCAAGTAATTATGTTATCCGACTTATTATACTTATAAAGTCTTTGACCTTTATTATTTTTCTCTTTATAAATTGCTTGGAATTTAACAACAAGGTTTTGTTCTACTGCTGTAAAAGTTTCACGCATAGCCCTTATAACAACTCCTGGAAACATATCCATAAGGATACCTGCTATAATCATTAAAGCAAAACTCTTACCTCCTCCTGCTTGCATTATGTTACGATATGGTTCGTTATTCCATACCTTCTATATATTTCTATATAGTTCAGACTATATCTTCTATCAATTAAGATAGCCCCCCGTTTCGTGCAACTTTGCACTACTCTACTAACTTCCATTTTTCAATGTGCTTTCGATAGTCGTTGAGCCTTCCGTATTTAATACGGCTTGGTTGCTGATTGTCTACGGCATTATCCGTTTAGATGTTCCAGCAGTTAAAGGGGTTTGGT